AGATAGAAACTTCTATAATGAAGATAGTTACACCTAATAAAATGGTAGCAGGTTACATAGTAGCTGCTGGAACACCAGCAAAAGATAAAGGAATATAATAATGGCGAGTACTTATACAACTAATATACGCCTTACAAAACAGGGGGATGGGGATAATCCTAATAGTTGGGGATTGATTCTTAATAACGAGGTTATTAATCTGGTTGATTCTGCTATTGCAGGATACACTACTATATCCTGTAGTGCGGCTAATATTACTTTAACCGAAGCTAATGGTGCAGAAGACCAATCTCGTTCAGCTATGTTAGAATTTGTGGGTACTGTTTCTGCTGATATTAATATTACTATACCTGTAAAATCTAAATTTTATATAGTTAATGATCAAACTGTTAGACAAAATGATTCATCCATTACACTCAAGACAGGAAGCGGTTCAGGATCAACGATTAACGCATCGGTTGCAGGAGTATATTTTTCAGATTCAGTATCTGTTTATCCTCTTAATGCTGCGGGATTTGATTTATCTGCCACTTTTGCTCAACTGTCAGCTACTAATATTTTCACTCAACTTAATACTTTTACATCTGCTGTAGGTTTTGCTACAAGTATTTCTGCAACAGACGCTTATATAGGTACTGTGTCTGTTTCAGCAGCAACAATTAATAGTGCTACATTTAAAAAACAAGTAGCTGGTACTCCCGTAACTTTAACTGATGCAGCTTCTATTGCTGTTGATTTTGCTACAGGCACACACTTTGTTGTAAGTCTAGGAGGTAATAGAACATTAGAGAATCCGTCTAATGCTGTTGCTGGGCAAACAGGACATATCTACGTTATTCAAGATGGCACTGGAAGTAGAACATTAGCTTTTGGAGATGCCTATAACTTTTCAGGAGGAACTGCTCCTACAATGTCTACATCTATAAACTCTGTAGACTTACTTGTGTACAATGCTAGAGACGTATCGGCTATTGATACAGTTTTTGTTTCTTCATTTGGGTAAGAACATATGTCAACTAATTCAAGACTTGTAAAATTAAATTTTAAACCCGGTATTAATAGGGAATCTACTGAGTATGCAGAAGAGGGTTCTTGGTATAACGGTGATAAGGTTAGGTTTCGTCAAGGCCGACCTGAAAATTTAAGAGGGTATGTAAAAAGAGTTTCAACTCCTTTTGATGGTACTGCTAGAGACATAATTACATGGTCTGATAATGATGCATATAAGTTTGCTTCTTTTGGAACAGAGAAGAAGTTATATGAATATAACAACGATGAAAATATTGATATAACTCCTATTAAAGAAGTTAGTGTAGGTACTAATGTTTTAGCTATCGTTACTATTGATGGAACTAATAATGGTTTTTATACCGTAGCTACTGAAACAACGATTATTGTTTCTGTTTCATCACATGGTGCAGCAACCGGAGATTTTGTTACATTTACATCTTCAACCTCAATAGGTGGTAATCAAGATTTAAGTGGTAGAACTTTTAATGTATCAGTTATTAACAGTAATAGATTTCATTTTGAAACAACCGTAGCTGCAGAATCGACACAGAATAGGGTAGGTACTGCTACACTAAAATATCTTTTACCTACTGGTACAAATACAGCTATCACTAACTTAGGTTATGGTGCAGATGTTTATAATGCTGGTGCTTCTGTAACAGGTGTACGGGCATGGAATCAACCAGCCTCTGCTTCTAATATTATTACTAGAAATACACAGTGGAGTTTAGATACCTTCGGAGAAGACATTATAGCTTGTAGAAGAGGTAGTCGAATATTTAAATGGGATACTACTATTGAATCTACTCCTGATAGGGCTGTAATTATTAGTGCTTCACCTTCTGTTAATAATTATATTTTAGTATCTCCTAATGATAGGCATGTTGTAGCTTTTGGATCAACAGAGTTTGGAACAGGTACATTCAATCCTATGCTTGTTCGTTGGTCAGATCAAAACAATTTTAATAACTTTACTCCTTCTGTTAGTAGTACATCAGGTGAAAATATTTTAACAGATGGTACTGAGATTGTTGGGGCGGTTCGTTCTAGAAATGCTGTTAATATATGGACTGACAATTCTATTTGGTTAATGACATTTACTGGACCACCTTTTGTATTTAGTTTTCAACAGGGTGGTACAAACTGTGGTTTGATTGGTCCGCATGCTGCAGTTGACTTTGATGGTATCTCAATATGGATGGGTAAGGATAATTTCTACGCTTTCGATGGTCAGGTTAGAAATTTAGATTGCACAGTTCGTAGATATATTTTTGATAACTTTAATCGTAACGCTGAAGATAAAGTTTATGCTGGAATTAATTCTGAGTTTAAAGAAATCATATGGCTCTACTGTTCTTCAGAGGCTGAAGAACCAGATAAATATGTTATCTATAATCCATTAGAAAAAACATGGTCGTTTGGTACAACTATATATACAACATATGACGATAAGGATGTATTTGGAAATACAATTACAACGGATGTTTCTTCTTATCTTATTGATAACGAACCTCCACAAATCTTTACAGCTAATGGACAGCCCCAAGCATCGTTTATTGAGTCGGCAGCATTTGATATTGAAGATGGAAATGAAATGATGTTTATGGATAGACTTATCCCTGACTTTACATTAAACAATGGTAATCTTAATTTTAGTATTATTGCACAAAACTTTCCAGTTAATGATGCAGTTACAAAAGGACCATTCACAATTACACCAGCTACAAAGAAGGTTGATCTAAGGGCAAGAGGAAGGCAAGCAATCATTCTAGTTTCTTCTGAAGGTACTGGCGGGACTGAATGGAGATATGGCTCTTTAAGACTTTCTTTACAAGAGGACGGACTTAGGTAATGCCAGTACGTTATCCAGAATTACCTAAGTTTGTTCGCTTTATAGATTCAGAAGTAGATAATCTTTATGACACTTTATCTGAATGGGGAGCAAAATTAATATTAGATTTACAGACAAGGGATGTACAGGAAGAAACTAGACCTACAACAAATATTTTTACTGTTGTTACTGTAACAGAGATTGGTAGACCACAAGCAGGTAACATTGCATATGCAGCAAGTAGAGGGAAGTTTGTAGGTTATGTTAGTTTAGGGGCAGAAACTTCTTGGCATGATTTAAACTAATGAGAGATAAGAATAAAGACTTTATTACTATATGTGACTACTTAGCAAAATCAGAGAATCATAAACACTATACACTAAAAGATTTAAAAAGATTTATTTTACCACCGATGGAATTAAATCAGTATAAAATTTTTGATTCAGGATTTTTAACGTATGCGTTTATAAATGAAAAGATTGAAAAAGATTTTGTAGATTCAAATCGTAGATTACAACCTGATGAGTGGAATTGTGGAGATATTTTTTGGTATATGCACTTTGTTTGTTTAGGTGGTCCAGCGGCAATTAAGAAAGTTAAGAAAGAAAACTTAAAACATTTTGGACATTTGAATAGAAAATACATGAGAACATTTAGAAAGAATAAACATAGATACGTTGTGGAGAATCCTTCAATATGCTAACAAGTAGATTTACATCAATTAGAATACTACTAGCTATGAATATGATAGCATCTGTAGCCCTTATTTCTTTAATAGATTTTAGTTGGTTATGGATTTTAATGTCCATCTTTATGTATTCTTGTATGAATGGTTTAGGAATTATTGTCGGCAATCATAGATATTGGACGCACAAATCTTTTGAGTTTAAATATTCTTGGATGAAGTATCTTTGTGGATTGTGTAGTGTTATATCTGGTACAGGCAGTACTATTGGTTGGGTGGGTATTCACAGAAACCATCATAATAAGGTTGATGCCTTTAATGATCCACACTCTCCTTTATATTTAAATTTATTTGATATGGTTTTTTTAAGATATCGCATTACAGCTAGTGATTTATTAAAAAAATGTACTGATGTAGCCAAGAATAAATTTATGAGGTTTACCCATAAGTACTGGTTGCCCTGCATTCTTAGTTATATAAGTCTTTTAAGTTTTATAAGTTTAGAGGCTTTATATTTTATGTTTATTATTCCATCAATGGTAACGATGATCTTACAAGCTTTCACAAATTATTTCTGCCATAGAGATATAGGTTATAAAAACTTTGTTTCTGATGATAAGTCTAAAAATATTTGGTGGTTAGCATTTTTAAACTTTGGAGAAGGTTGGCATAATAATCACCACTGTCAACCTAGTAAATATACTAACAAAATTAAGTGGTGGGAACTTGATTTAGCTGGTAACTTAATTAATGGGATTAAGAAATGATTGAGTTAAAACAAAATAAAATGTGGTCTGATAGTTTATCTAGTGCTTTAGGCTTAGATAATCCTTGGGATGAATTAGAAAAACCTTTGCGTAAGTTTATTTGTTTTGGTGAAGGTGGCGATAGTGGTGGCGCTGGTGATGGCGCTGGTGATGGAGATGATGAGACAGATGTCGAATTTGGTGAACCTACTGCAGACATGACAACTGCCGAAGCTATTTCGGCTACGACTGCTGCTGATGCTGTTGGAGGGTTAGCTGGTATTGCAGACGCTGAAACAGCGGCCCGTAATAAAACTATCCAAGATATTTTAAAAATGGACCCAATACCATTAGGATTAGATAAGCCGACTATTGAGTTCCTTGGTCTTCAATTTACTGCTGCTCCTAAAGCTGCAGGACTATTCGGAGCGCCAGCATATAGTAATCTAGGATTTTCATTTAGTCCCGGCGAATTTGCAGCAGATGTAGTAGACATTGTCAATCCTCTAGTTGGTTTATTAGGTAGACAGGCTCTTGGGTTAATAGATAAAGATAATACTCTTGGTTTAAACACACAGAATCCTATATCTGAGATAGTTCAAGCTTTCTCTCCATTTTCAGAACTGGTTGGTTTAGACATGAACCTAGTTCAAGAAAATTTAGGACCACTAGGTAAGGGAATTGATACTGGTAAATCAGCCGTAGTAGATGCTATAACTGGTTCACTTACTGGTACTGATACAGCAGGTAAGGGTATATCTTCAACACCAACATCGTCTCCTGTTTCAAGTACACCTGATACGTCAGACTTTGGAGAGATTGATGGATCAGGTGGATTAACGGGACTTGCATCTGTTGTACAACAAAATCCTCTTGAGGTTAGACCACAGGATGAGGTACAGTCTTCAGCATCTGGTACATCTAGAATAACAAGAAGACCTTTTAACTTTACACCCGGTAGGATTTTTGCACAAACAGGTGGTGGTATTCAAGATTTAATTAACAAAGAACCAACACTTCTTGATGTGGTAAATCAGGGAATGGCTATGCCGGAAGAGACTATTCCTGCTCAAAGACCACAACAGTTTATCTCAGGACAGCAGCAACCCGGTGGATTAAGATCAACTAATTATTATACTAATGCAATGCAACCAGCATCTTTTTACGCACAACCACAGCAGGTAAAGAACTATGGCAGTATTTATTAATAGACAAGCACCCCAAAGTGGGATAGCTTCTCTTCTTGCTCTACAGGGTAGAGGAGGAGATACAGAACTTGTACATATGACAAAGCCAGAAGTTAATAGGCTTCAGAACTCTGGATTAATGTCTATTAATCCTGATACTGGATTGCCTGAGTATTTCTTAGGTGATATATATGATACGGTTAAAGCTTCTGTTAAAAATTATTTTAAACCAGAAAACTTAATTCCTGCAATTGCTTCTGTTGCGTTACCTGCTATTGCTGGTCCTACCGTTGCTGGCTTTACAAATTTTAGCCCCCTAGTCACTCAGTCAATTTTATCTGGTGCTGGTACAGCATTGGGTTCATTACCCTTTAGAAGTGTTGAAGATTCAATATCTGCTGGTATTGTTTCTGGTGGATTACAATATGGTGGTGGTAAATTAGCTGAATTTATGGGTCCATCTAATGCGGATTTAAATATTAAAAGTCCTCAAGATCAAAGATTAGCACAGCGTCGAAGACTGGCAAAGGAGCTTCAAAACTTTAGCGGGAAGGAAGATATTGTTGAAGGGCCGCCCAGTCTGGCATTTGATGATTTTGATAGTAGTTTTGAAGGGGAGGTTATAAAGCCTGAATTTATATCTCCTTTAAATAGGCTTTCAGATATTACATCTGCAGAACTAGCTGCTGCGTTTCCAAGAATAGATGGCTCACCACAAGTGACACCTTTAACAGGTAATGAGATAAACCAACTTTCTGCTAAAAGATTTGAAGACCTTAGTAGTAGTAGTCCTGATATAGGTCTCCTAGAAAAGGCTCTTGGATCAAGAGGTTTATCTTCTGAGCAAGTAGCTGGACTAGCTCAACAACAAGCATCGTCTGATCGACTTGAGCGTTTTGTTCCTGAAACAGCTTTTAGTGGGGGAGGTAAAGATATATATCCTAATATTTTTGCACCTGCTGAACAAGCTTATACTAAGAGTGGTGGTGGTTTTGAGGGAGCTTATGAAGCAGTAAAAGAACTTCCTTATGGAGATATGCTTAAACAGTCACTATCTTCTGTTGAAGCTACAGGTCTTGTAGATGCTGTTGAACTTCAACGTCTTGCACAGGAACGGGAAGCACAGAGACTTATTGAGAGTGGTGTACCTGAACCTATTGCTCGTAGACGAGTATCAAGACGTAGAGCATCTGGTGAGTTTGGTACAGGTGGTGCTGGTCTTACAGCAGCAGAGGCTAAACGTAGAGCTATTGAGGGTGGTGGCTTTGAGTTCTTTGGTCCCACACAGTTTGTAGCTGCTGCACAGGGAGGTCTTGTATCTCTTGGGCATGGAGGTCAGCCAGACTTTGAAGGTATAGTGGGTGGTGATGGTCATGGTATGGAAGACAATCAAATAATGGGAATTAAAGGTGGTGGTCTTTTGGCGGTGTCACCTAAAGAATATGTTGTACCTGCTGATGTTATGGCTATGCTTGGGAATGGTAATCCTGATGATGGTGCAGATGATATGGATAAATTTATTGCAGACTTTAGACAAAAGAAATATGGTAGAGATAAGCAACCACCAGAGATAGATGGTGGTAAAGCTCTTCAATCATTAATGAGTTAATGGAGAAATAGAATGGGTGTATTAGCAAATGTTTTTGGTGGTTCAACAGGACAGTTCGGAGGTGGACCTACTGCTGTAACGGCTCAATCACTAACAAATGAAGGTTTTGATTTAACGAAACCTTTTATCCAAGATGTGTTAGAAGCTGGAAGAGCGCAGTTCTTTGAGGACACTACAGACCCAGAGACAGGGGATACTATACAACAACTAGCTCCCTTTGAACAGTTTACAGGTCCAAGACTTGCTGACTTTTCTAGTGAGCAACAGGAAGCTCTTACTGGTTTAGCAGCTTTAGGTAGGCAAGGTTTGGCTACCACTCCTGATTTAAGTAGCTCTGCTCCTTATTTTCAACAAGCTAAACAACAGGCTGGTCTAGGCTCATTAGCTTTTACTGAAGCTGATGCTGATCGTTTGATGAACCCATTCTTACGGGGCGTAACTGATACAGCTAAACGAGAAGCTATTAGGCAATATGAAGGAACTATTCAACCGAAGTTAGATGCATCAGCAGTTCAAGCTGGCTCTTTTGGTGGATCAAGGGCAGCTATCCTTGAGGCAGAAGCACAAAGAAATTTACAACAACAGTTAAGTGATATTGAAGAAAGAGGATTGGCTACAGCCTTTGAACAAGCTCAGAGAGGTTTTGAGTCTGAGAGAGGTAGGCAGTTACAATCTTCTGCACTATTCTCTGGTCTTGGTGAAGCTGCTCCTGCACAAGCTGCAAGAGAGCTTGCATTGCTTTCTAGCACAGGGGAAGCTAAACAGGCACAGGAACAAGCAGCATTAAACTTAGCTGAAAAAGACTTTATTGAACAAAGAGAATTTCCATTACGTCAATTACAAGAGTATCAATCTCTTGTACGGGGTTTCCCATTCACCCCATCAACGTATCAGGTTACAACTCAACAACAACCACAGCCTAGCTTTGGTCAACAACTTCTTGGTACACTTGGTACAGGTGTTGGTCTCTTTGGTGCTTTGGGTGGCTTTAAGAATAAAACAGGTGGTCAAGTAGTGCCTCGTCAATCTGGTGGACAGGTTAGAGGTGGACTAGCAGGTTTAGAAAGACATCAAAGTAATGTTCCTGTAAGACCTGCTTATAATCCAACTTTTAGAAAACCACCCGGTACCGCTCTTAGTAAAACTATATTAGGTTCTAATGTGGTTCCGAGTTCAACTCAAGCAGATATATCTTTGCCTACTGCATTAAGGGGTGCTGTGGCACCTAGAGGACCAGACCCTAGAATTGCTGCTATACAAAAATATCAAGAAGCAACTGCACCTCTTGTAGATCAACTTAAACGAGCTAGGCTTGATGCAGCTAAACTAACTCCAGAAGAAGAATTATATAGAAGTGAACTAAAAGATATTGATTTTGCTAAAAGACGAGAAGATATAAAAGAAAGTAGTGAAAGTGAAATAGAAGATATTAGTCAAAATAAATGGCTTCGTATTATGAATCTTGGTTTAGCAACTTTAGGACAAGAGGGAGGTGTAAGCGGATTACAGGCAGTTGGTAAAGCCTCTCAAGAAACTAATTTTGTTGAGGGATTATTAGATGATGCTAAAGCTGAAAGAAATGCAGCTAAAAAACAACGAGATAATTTATTAAAAATAGATGACCAAGAGCTTTCTAATTTAGCTAATGTTGCTAACATATCAAAGGCTGATCAAAGAAGTCAAATAGATGCTACGATTGCTGGCTTAGAAGCAGATATGTCAGAAGCTGATACGGCTCTTAAAGTATCTGAAAAAATTAGTGGTTATAATAGAGAGCGTCTTCAAGATGAAAGATCGCTTGCTGAGTTATTACTTAAACAGCAAGATGCTAATAATGATTATCTACAAGCACTTGCTGATTTAAAAGACAAGGACAAGCTTACTTCAGGAGACTATAATGCTATAAGAAAAGCTGCAGCAACAGCTAATGCCTTTACTGTTGATCCAGATACCGGACAAGTTAAAGTAAAGGGTGTCGCTCTGAAACCGGGAAGTGCAGCTTCTGCTAACTTAGAAATAGATGTATATAAACAACTAGGTGGTAGTGCAGCTAGTGGTAAGTTCCCTGATTCTCAGAAAAAGAATATGGAACAAGCTATTAAAACATCAGTAAAAGAATTAAAGCCCTTTAAACAAAGTGAGATATTTAATCTAGTTAATAGATTAACGAGCAGTGACCCTGTAACTCAAGTTACTCAATTTGTTAATGCAGCAATTAGTAATAAAGTAATTAGAGTTTCTACAGAGCGAACTAAAGATAAAATAATTTCAGAAATATTAGAGATGGGCAATTAGGATATATTTAAATGTCTGAACAATTTAATACTAACTATACCAATTTTTTAAATGCATTGGAAACTTCTCAAGTAAATGTAGGAAGTCAAGATGCACCTAAAGTAAATATAGATAATGAAATTGACTCAGAAAAATCTGATGAAGATAAATATAATAATTTTTTAAAATCATTAGAAACTCCTCAATCAGATATAGAAAGTAAAGTAGTTTCTGAAACCATAGAACCAGTAGATATTGGAACAGGTTTACCTGAACAGTTTACTGTTGCCGAAGAAAGACCTAAACCTGTAGGTTTTTTTGAAGACCCACTTGAATTTGCTAAAGAAAATATATTTCAACCTATTGCTCAAGCAAAAAAGGTAGAAGCAGAAGGTCAAAGACAGGCGGGAGCTATTGTATCACAAGTTATTCAAGAAACTGTAAAGTTACCGCCTGAATTAGCTTTATTTGCTGTTGATGTTGTAAGTCCTGAAACTGGAACGGCTATAAGAGAATCTGATGTTGGTAAAACTATTAGTAAAGCTGTTGATATTCTTGATCCTAAATTAACAGATGAGGGCCAGATTGCTGCTGATCTTCTAACAATATTGACTGGCGTTGGTCTTGGTGCCAAAGCATTTAAACTTGGATTTGATGAGCTTGTAAAAAAATATGGTCAGGTAAAAGCTAAAAAAATTGCTGAAAGAATGAGTAAGCAAACTGGATTAAAGGTTAAACCTAAAGATTATATACCTGCAGGAAAAGGAATAGACAGAGCTAGAAAAATAACAGCGATTACTGGTGGCACTGCTGGTGCTACACAAATGGATGTTCAACTAAGAGATGCTGATGAACAGATACTTGCAGATATTCTTAACTCTTCTAAAGACCTATCAGAAGCTTATAAATCATTATCTGTTGAACAACTAGAAGAGCTTGGATTTGCAGAATCAACTGCATTAAAAATGGGTAATATCTATGAAGAAAATGTGCCTGATGTAATTAAAAATGCTTTTAAAGCTTTACAAATTAATCCTAATGATAGTGCTGCAAAAGCAAAAACTAAACAGTATCTTGATAGTAGTGCTTTTTTAGCACTTGGTTCAGCCGTTATTAATCCTATCCTTTTAATAGGAAAATATGGTGTTAAAGGCACTGGTCAATTAATAAATAAAGCTATTAAAAAAACTAAAAAGACTATTGAAGCTGTAGATGATGGTGGTTTAGAAGTTCCTCCACCTACACCTAACACTGCTGTTACTGAATCTAAATTAGTTGAAACTCCTACAGGTGAGATTAAACAACAAAATAAAGTAACAGAAATTATTGGAAAAATTAACACAACTTTAGGAAGAGGCTTTACAAGTAAAGCTGCTTTGCCTGATGAGTTAGCAGAGCTTGCAGCAAAAAGACAGTTTGCCTCTAAAGGTTTTGCTGGTCAAATTAGAAATGATTTAAATGATTTACAAAAAATTCAAAAGAAGGAAAAAGTATCCGATGATTCTTTAGCGTCTTATATAAATAATGGTGATGATACAGGATTAACTCAGCCAGTAAAAGAAGCTGTTGATAAACTTAAACTTAATATAAAACAAAATGAAGATAAAATTAATGATCTATTAGGTTTAAAGGGAGATGCTCGTATAGGTATTGGTCAGGGACCAGATGGTATTTATTTTACTAGAAGTTTTGAATCAAGTCTTAATCCATCATATTTGAAAAAGATTAAAAAAGCTTTAAAAGGTGAGAAGGTTGACGCTGAATTTTTAAATAAAGTAAATAATGCTAGAACTTATTTTTTACAAAAAGGTGTACCAGAAAATGAGGTCGATGGAGTCATAGAAGCTGCTGTTACTAAACTAGCTAAAGATGATAAAACTATTATTGATAATATATTAGAGGGAACTTTAAAATCTTCTTCTAGTCCAACAGTAGGTTCTAGAGTTTTAGCTGGTAGAAAAGATTTAGATGAACCTATTTTAGATTTATTAGGTGAACTTAAAGACCCTTATAAAAAATTATCTACAACATTTTATAATCAAAATAAATTAATTAGTGAGTTAGAGTTTTTAACTGATGTTGAAAAGTTTGCTAAAGCTAGTATAGCTAAAGGAGAAGAGGTTACTTTACCCGGATTAGTTCCTAAACTTCCTAGTGTTAAAACTAAATTTGATACTGCAGCATTTGTAGATGGAGTAGATAATCTTGGTCGTATTGCAGATGAAAGTATAGGTAAGTTTGGTGGTAATAAAGTTAAAATTTTACAAGATATTTATACAAGTCCACAAATGGGTAAGTATATTAATCAAGGATTAGAAATAGCTGGTCAACCCGGTGGCTTGTCTAGTTTCTTAGGTAAAACATCTTCTATTATTCAGTCTGTAGAAACATCTTTAGATGCTCCTGCATACCTATTAAACTTATATGGTGCTGGTAGTAGCCTTGTATTAAATGGACATTTTTTAAATCCTAGAAATTATGCACAATCTGTTAAACAAGTTAAGACATTAGCTGAACAACTTAAAGTAGGAGAGAAAGCTTTTGATGCTGTAGGATTGAAAAAAAATAAAGAAGCGGTAGAAACTGTAAATAGGCTTAAATCATTAGGTGTTCTTGATCAAGATATTACTGGTGAGATGATAGCTCGAAATGCTAATCTATATGGTCAAGGTGGACAAAAAGGTTTTTCAAAAGCATTTGGTAATTTTATGACTAAGGTAGGTAATGCTTATGGAACACCTGATAGCTATGCTAAACTTATTGCTTTTCAAAGTGAATTTAATGGACTTAAAAAAGCTTTAAAGGTAAAAGATACTGGTAGACTAACTAACTCTGAACAAGCTAGGCTTGATGAAGTATTTGAAATGGCAGCTAGAAACGTAAGAGATACCTTCCCTACTTATGGTATGGCTCCCGGCGCTGCTAGATATATAGCTAGAACACCTATTGTTGGTAACTATGTTTTGTTTCCTACTGAACTAGTAAGAACTACTAAAAATGCTGTTAAAATAGGAGTTAGAGATTTAAGGGAAGGTTATGCTCAAGCTAACGGTAGACAAATGGCTAGAGGATTGAGCAGACTTACAGGAATAGCTACTGCTCTTGGCGCTCCAAGTCTTGCTGTTAATAGCAATAATGATACTATGGGTGTGGGTGAAAACAATAGGAAAGCTATAAATATGTTGTCACCTGAATGGACTAAAGGATCAATTAATTATTATTTAGAGCCTTTTGTTTTAGATGAAACTGGTGAAGGTTTGACTAAAGAACAGAAGAAAGTTTTTAAACCATACATAAGAACTAGGTATGTTGGATCGACAGCAGGGGATACATTTGATTATTTAAAAGCTCCCACTAGATTAGTGCTTGGTAAAATTTTAGGTAGTGGTGACATATCAGATCAAGAAATTGATAATGCTTTTGGTAATGCAGCTAAAGGAGCATTAGCACAATTTTACAGTCCTACATTTTTAACTAGGTCTGTATTAAATGCACTTACTGGTGTTAATCCAGATACCGGAAGACCTTTTTATGATCAAGCAGTTGGTGCTACATTTAAAGATAAAGCAATTAATTTTACTGAGGCTGTATTAAAAGGAATGCCGGGTGGTACAGTTAAACTTGCTACAGATTATTTTAAAGCTAAGTCTTCTGAAGAGCTTTTAGGTGAGGGCAATGCTCAAAGAAACTCAGGGTTTCCACTAAATCCAGATGATTTAGTTTTTCTTTTAAGATCAGGTGTCCGTCCCGTAACAACTAATGTAAATAAAGCTATAGGATTTGATCTATCAAAAGATATAAAAGCTATAGCTCAAACTAAAAATAATTTTAAAACTGAAATTTATAAATTACCTTTTGAAGTTATTAGCAAAGAAGCTGCAGATAATCTTATAGAAAAATTTAAAACACTGCAAGAGCGTAAGTATGTTGGTATGCAAAAGTTAGCTAAAAAAGCTAATGTGTATAAAGATATTGATTACGTTAGAAGATTTAAAGAAAAAGGTAAGATTAAAGAAGAACCTAAGAAGCTTGAATTAGATGGTGTATTAGCTGCAGCTACAAATAATTTTTGGTATAGTGCAGATGATAATTTAGTATTAGCTACAGCAGCTACTATTAAAAATGATATAATTGAAAGTCCTAGTGCGTTTATACCAGACTCCCCGAATTATGGTTCTCTTATGAAGTCTTTAAGAGAGAGGGGAGTTTCTAGTGAACTTCAAGATTATTTAACTGATGGCTTAACTAAAGTTGTATCTGAATATGCTGGTAAGCCTTTACTAAAATAGAGGAATAAAATATGAGTGTTATTCCAAGTATAACAAAGAACGGACGAGTAGAACCGTTTAATTTACAGGTATCTCGTAATCAAATATATGATCACAAGGTCATCTTTAAATTTGGATTTAATCCAGATATTAATGGTACTGAAGAAACTGTCTGGGATGCTGGTGGTATCTATGCCTACCCGTCTGCAGCTACTGTAATGAAAGTTTCATCTAGTTCTACTAATGATACTGCTGCAGGTACAGGAGCAAGGACTATTCTTGTTCAAGGTCTTGATGCAGACTACAACGAGGCAGAGGAAATTGTAACTCTCAATGGTCAGACAGCAGTAAATACTACCGTCTCTTTTCTTAGAGTAACCAGAGCATATGTTCTGACAGCAGGATCAGGAGGTACAGCAGCGGGTGATATCTATGTAGGTGTAGGTACTGTAACTGCTGGTGTTCCTGCCACTATCTATGCCAAGATTACACTGGGAGAGAACCAAACTCTTATGGGAATATGGACAGTACCTGCAGGATATACAGGATACTTTGATCACTTTACCGTAGCAACAGGAACAACAAATGCTAACCAGTACGTCGCTATTAGAGCAATACAAAGAAATTTTGGCGGTGTATTTAGAACTATGATTAAACAAACTATTGGGGCTGGTGGTGTAGCAGATTTTGTTCTCAAGTATCCAATTGAAGTACAGGAAAAGACTGACCTTGAGATGAGAGCATCTAGTTCAGGATCAAACAATCTTGTGTCTGCTGACTTTTCTGTTGTCTATATTAAGAATGAATCATAATAGGAGTTTAATATGCTTAATTGGGAATACTTTACTGTCAATGAGCTTGAGTGTAGAGGTACTGGTGCATGTAATATGCAGGAAGACTTTATGTCTATGCTTGTTAATATTAGAAGGGAAATAGATAGACCTTTAATTGTATCTTCAGGATATAGAAGCCCTGAACATAATGCTAAAATAGGTGGCGCTGCAAACTCTCCACATACTTATGGTAGAGCAGTTGACATAGTGTGTATGGGAACCGTTGCTTACAAGTTAATTCAGATTGCTATTAAACATGGTATGAGCGGAATAGGTATTTCTCAAAAAGGTCCGGCAGAAAATAGGTTTATACATCTTGATAATATGAATGAGGATAGTCATTCTCGGCCTTGGGTGTGGAGCTACTGATGGAGTTGGACGCTAGACTGCTGATCACATTGGGTGGTATGTTAATCTCTGTAATTACAAGCTTTGTTGTGACTCGGCAGAAATGTATTGAGTTAGAAGACGATGTAAAAAGTATTCAAAAAAATATAAATGAACTATTTGAGAATCTAGAAAAAAATAATATTAGTACACAGGTGACTGAAAATAAAATTAATACACTATCGGGTATACTATCTCCTGATAATAGGGAGAAACTTCATAGAAGTTTAGAACGCATGGAAACTAGAATAGAAGTTTTAGAGGCTGGTGTAGACAAATTGTCGCACATGCATAATGGTAAACATCCAATAATAAAAGAGGAGATGTAAAATTATTTATGAGCTTTTTGAAACAACTTGGTTCTTCTTCTCAAAAATGATTTCTCAACAGGCTATGCCGCCTTAATCAAAGGTACACTTCGATATAATCTTATCTACTTCTTCCTTACCTAAAACTTGTAGACAACCTACCACCATGTTTACAAGCTCATCCTTTTCTACATTCTTCCCTATATCAACGGTATTACCTCTTACTCTTGACAAAAGTTCAAGAGCCTTAATAGCACTATTGATATGTCCTTGACCTTTAGCATACTCATATTGTTTTTCAATCTCAGACACAACATCTACATTAGTTGTTAAGTCTCTTGATAACTCTTCAATCCTTTCCTTTACAGCCTCTTCTTGTAGAAGCCTATAACCTTGGTTATAAGCTGATCTATCAGAGTACCCTGCTGTTTTTGCTGCATCAGTAGCATTATGATTTAAGACATACGCTTGTGCAAACTTCTCTTGTTTTTCATTTAACATATTAACTACCTATTCATACTGTTCCTTGCTACGCCCTTAGATTTTTCGTATGACCTAGCTGCTCCCAATCCGAGTAATGCCATGATAAGCCCTGTAAGCTCCTCAGTGCCTAGCTCTGGGAGTGTTACAACAGGATACCATACAGCTAATGCCCATGCTCCCATAGGGGCTAGGATGTACTGCCAAGCCAAAGCAAAGGCACATATCCACATGATAGCTGGCCTTGCCCCAGCAACGAAAATAGAATCATGTTTGGCTTGTTCCATATTTGTTTGTGCTTGAAGAGTATCTAGATTAATTAATTGTGATCTAAGTTCTGCGTCAAGTTTAGTTTTTAAATCTTTATCCTCTACAAATTTATCAAGGACTTTACCAGCTACTCCAATAACACTCTCTGCAATTCCTAACATAATATCCTCCTATAAATCTAGTACTTGATGATAGTGTTTTAGTTGATGTACTGGAGATAGTTCCCAACAAGAAGCAACAAGGGTATCCTCTCCATGAAAATTAATCTTCATGTCAACATCTTCTTTTGAAAAAAGCTTTTCACAATCTTGTGCCATAGCAATAAGTTCTCCCGTTGTCCAGTATTCTTTATCTTTAATACCTACCTTTAGATACTTAGGCTTTCCATCCTCTAATAGTTTTTCTTTTTCTTCTTCGGATGGCTCTGGGAAAGAACAGTCATAACCAAACAGATGGAACTTTCTAAACCCTAGTGTGTGCATAATGCCTATCGATCTCATAGCAGCACAGGTTCCTCCGGTAATCATGGTAGCCCCTTCTGCAATACCAAGCTCTTCATTTACCTTTACTGCATTATTAACAAGCTTATCTTTTTGATTTTCTTGAAGTGATTGTGTGAATGCATGCCATCCAATAATATTATTTGTTTTCTTTTTAATAAGTTTGGTAATAGAGGGATCAGTCATAGATGCTGGCATAAAGATTGTCTTCTTATCAATCGTTTTAAACAAATCTTTTCGTACAACACCATGTGTACTTATACCTTCAATAGGTCTAGGGTCTAGGATTACACATGCCCAAGGAGAGATACCTTCTTTAAGGAGAGTAGGATAAGAATGTTTAACACATACCACCTTTGTTCTTTCCTCACCTTCCATTTTAATGATAGACCTAACCTTATCAAAGTCAGTGCTTGATCCACCAGAAACGATAAGAGCAACCTCGTCGTTAGGACTTGCTCTACCAACCCACTTCTTAATAATCTTAGTGTTTTGTTTTACATTATTCTGAATGTCTTCCTTTGGCATACAGTCTCTAGGTTGAATTACGATTGGTATTGGTTTTGCTTCTGCCACTGATACATGTACTGATGGGTCTACACTAAGTGGCAGCTTTAAGCTTTTCTTTTTCTTTGCACCCTTTTTGTGTTTTACATAATCTGATAGCGGAAATAAATCAAAAGCTTGCTTACCCTCCGTCATACTTTTAATGTCAAGGCTACCTGTCCAATCATGGAACTTTAATCCATGAGCCTTATAGATTGTTATAAGTCTCTCAAAAATAAAACCATCATGCCATTCTCTGTAATGAAAGAGTTCTCCTGATAAGTATGCTCCCAGAAAATCTCCCAAGAAGTCTACGGGTGGTTGGCTTTCTAAATTAAAACCAATAAAAGATGTTTCACTATATGTAAAATTTTTTCTTCCCAGATGTACTATATCAGAATTTTTTGGAAGGCTCTGTAATAATTGGTGTCTATTAAGTGGTCGAACAGCTACCGTATCTGCGTCCAACCACACAAGCCATCCCGGCTTTTCCATCGTCTCTGATAAATTAAATGCACAGTCTGTGATAGCAAAAACCTTATGGCAAAATTTTATAGCGTCTAGCCTAAAGGTGTAGGATGTTTTACCACCCATGGTGCCATCGTATTCCTTAAACCGTTCTCTAAATTCAATAAGCTCATTCAAATCATTTAAGTTTCTGTATTCAATACTTTTAGATTTAGGTAGGTCCTTTGTGTTAATATCAAAGTCATGATAATAAGCAATAACTTTAATGGCTGGGTCCCAATGTTCCGCAATAGACCAGACCATATCTTTAGCATATGTTTCCCAGCCATCCTCTGAAAAGGAAGTTACTACAGTTACATTTTTAAACATAAGATTTTTTCCATTTTAATTGTTTCTCCTTTCCGAGAACTTCCTCTACTTCAATACTGTCTGATAAAACTTCCCACTCTAAAGCATACTTAGCATCTGATCTTTGCTTTGGTTCCCATTCTTTAAACCAAGGACCACCACTTGTAAAGTGTACATTCTTTGCATTAAGGGTATCATCCGAATGCCCGTCTAACCAGTTCCATGCTTGATCAATCTCTCCAATATCTTTGTCATCTAACCACTGAAAGTTATGTAAGTACCAACCAGTTTTTAAATTGACATCATCTATAGTAAGATTTTTATGATCGGGGTGGCTACAGGACCACAACATAAAAGAAGACCAGTTCTTTCTACTATACTGCTGCTGTACCTGTCCATCCATCTTGATAGAAGACTTAGGATTATAGTCATGTTTGACACACCAGAGAGCTTTCCTCTCTGAGTGTTTAGGAATATCGAAAACTTCCATAATATCTGATCTCACCAGCATGTCACAGTCCATAAAAAGAGCAGTACCTCTATGCATATTTAGAAACGGTACAAGAAATCTGGTAAAACTAAATTCTGTAGAGAATGGTTTCCTGTCTGTGTCATCTAACTTAGTACCGTCACCCGATACATAATAGCTTCGTCTGTAAAAATTAATATCTCTAAGTCGCCCCTGTTTCAAGGGAATAATATTTACAGGTGCGCTTGTATGATCCAAGATTGACTCTCTTAAAACTCTATAAGCTTGGTCCTCTCTAGAGTCATAACCAATATAAATATTAGGTATGGTGTTATCTGTTGTCATTATAATTTAATCTCAAATATAGTCCCTATCGGCTCAATGTTTTCAACGTCATCGTTTTCTTCTAACACTCTAGTCCATCCTGTTCTGTTTGAAAAATATTCTATGCAGTCACATTGATTTTGATTGCCATAGTTTCTAAGAGTAGTCCATAAAGATTCTTTCCAGTTATTCATAGTATTATTATCTGCTGACATATATCCCCAGAAGAGACTACGTTTATCGGGATACTCTGTGATGGTTGTGCAGAATGCAGCCTCAATAACGCCATCATCATTGTATACACCATCTTCTCCTCTGTAGACCCACACATCTAATAGATTATTAGAAATCTTTGTGTGTAGTAGCTCAAGGCTATCTCTTCCTGATGCTTGAGTTTTAATAACCTTTATAAAAAGTTTACTCAAGTCAGGCCAAAAAATATTAAATACTTCATTGTCTAACTTTAAGAATTTACTCATTACTTTCCTTGTCCTTTGTAAGGTTTCCAAGCTTTACGTTTTGATTTGTTAGTTGGTCTGGAAAGAACCGACATACCAATACTTGTTTTCTTTTTTACTGGATAGGTTTCTAAGATTTTTTTATTTACTTCTTTTGACATAGGTTATAGGGGAGACATTTCTGCCTCCCCCTCCTGTTAATTAATTTCAAATGTTTTTGTTTCTTTCTCGTCTACAACTTTTTTGTAGATAGCTATTGTAAGAATACCATTCGTATATGTTACCTCTTTGATTTCCATAAAGGGAGACAACTTAAACTCTTTCTTAAAAGCTCTAGAAGCAAGACCATCATATGTACATTTCCAATCTGTATCGCCATTAGCACCAATGAGTTTGTTGTACATTTGCTCTGATCCATTAGAACTAATCTCAAGAATATCTGATTCTGTTAGCTCTACGTTTAACTCCTCTTTAGAGTACCCGGCCACTGCAAATTCTAAGTAGTACTTTTCATTTTTATAATTAGTTATTCTGTGAGGAGGAAAGTTCCCCTTCTCAGCATTTCCCTGCATTGTTTTTAACTCGTCAAATAAAACATTTAAACCTACAACATGGTTGTTCATAAACTCTGTAAACATTTTTATCTCCTTTAAGCAAGATGTTTGGGAACCCATTGTGGCGTTCCCTTCTTAGTGTATATCATAGTTTATTATTATTGTCAAGTATTTATTTGGCACTCTCGGCAGGACTCGAACCTGCAACCTACAGATTAGAAGTCTGTTGCTCTATCCATTGAGCTACGAGAGTTGAACTTTGTCATATATCTTTTTGTAGTTTTGGGCAAGCATAAGAATTTCATCTGGTTGCATATTACTCATAAGTCTATTAGCTCTCCAACTTACCCATTGTACGTTTCCTTTTATATATCCTTTATTATTATCAATTCTGTCTAATGAAGGAGTACTGTCATGTCTTGGAGGGCTATCCCAATCTAATGCTATATTTAGCAATGGACATATGCCGTCAGCCGGATAAATACTTTCTAAGTATTCTTCCGTTAAATTAAATTCTATATTATTTTTTCTACTTCTACCCTTTATATCCACATAGCGAAAGTGTAGATTAGCTTGGGACTTCTGTTTTTTTAATTTATTTTCTTCTTTTGAGTTGTACTCTTTCATCCTTTTTAATACACTTTCTTTATTTTTTTCATACCATTTTTCCCAATACTCTTTCTGATCCTCTTTGTTTTTATACCCCACAGACCCCTCCTGTACCAGCTATCTCACAGATATCATGTGTCTGGATGTTCTCTTCAAACTCTTCGCCAAGTTTATCTACAGCTTCTTTATATGGTACAACAGTTAGAGGTTGTCCTCCTCGACTACCGTCAGGGTAGCAGGTAAATCCTCTAAGTCTGTGTGCATACTTAGCAAGGGTATTAGCAAAGGGAACAACAAGGTCTTCATTGTTTTCTTTTGATCCCCAAGCAGGAAGATTAATCGTACTGGAGATTGACATATCCACATACTCTTGAATGTTTGCCTGAAAAGAAAGTCTACGTTCGTAGTCTGTAGCTAAGTCTATAGCTGACTCAATCTTATCTGGATCAGTATCATACAACTCAATCATCTCCTGTGCTGCACTATCAACAACGTATTGGTAATGCCACCGCCGATTCTTTAGATACCTTCTCTTGTAGGCTACAGCAAAGATAGGTTCTACACCTGTTGACGTACCAGCAATAATACCAATAGTTCCTGTTGGGGCTACCGCCCTTATAGCAACAGGGCTAGAGATATTTAGTTTATTAGAAAAGTCTCTAGAAACTTTATCTGATTCTGACTTATAAATTTTTAACCAACGATGCATCTCTTCTGTTGTTTCATAGCGGCTTCCTCGTTGGATAAGCCACTCATGTAATCCCATTAAACCTAGCCCAAGGCGACGGTTCTTTTCCCTTGTTCTATAAACTTTATCATAAGGTAGTTGCGCTCGTAGTGTACCACAGATTAAGAACTTGGTAGCCAGTTCGACCACCGAACGAAGTTGCTGAACGCCATCAATCCTAGCAAAATTAAGACTACCCAGATTACATACATCGGAATCATCACCTCCGTCCTGTGCATTCCTGTTGTTTGCTGTAACTTCTGTACAGGCGTTTCTAAGTGTCTCATGTTCTTTGTCAAAGAAGTTGAAGCTGAAGCCGGGTTCTGCGGTTGATAAAGCTTGCCGTACATTAGTGATAAAGACATCTCCAAGTTCTCCTGTATTCCAGTAGTTTAACAGCCACTCTGTATCATAATTAACAGAGACATTAGTCATATCAAGTGGAGCAGGAAAATTAAAATCATCCTGTTTAACATCGAACAACGTCTGACCTGTTGTACCTATAGGCATCTCTTTCCAGTTCTTTGATCCAAGAAACTTATAGATATCTTCATGCTTCCAATTAAGACTTGCATAGATAGCAGACCTACGGCTACCACCCTGCATGACCCTTCGACCAATTTCATTGATCATCTGCATCTTAGGTAGAGGACCACTGGAGATGCCTCCTGTGCCTCCAAGTGTTTTACCCTCTGGTCGATACACAGAATAGTCTGCACCTATACCACCGCCTGTCATAAGGCAACTCTCTGCTTTCCATGACAGGTTAGCCCAATCTTCTCTTGTGTCTTCTTCACAATCTAATAGATAACAATTATTAAAAAACTTTTTATCTCTACCTGCATAATAAAGATAGCGTCCTCCCGGCAGAAAACGTAGGTCCGCAATGTGACTTACAAGTTCGTCCTTCTCAGACTTACTCATATGGCTTTGACATACATCTTCTACAAGAGTGGATGCCAACTCATGCATAGTCTCTGCACCTTCATGAGAGTACTTTGTATAGAAAATATCTTCTGAAAACTTTGATCTAAATTGTGGATTTTTGTTAGACTTAAACATTTATTTCCCCTATGGTTTTTCGTTGTACACTAGGTCCAAAATAAGCTCTGCGTAATGGATAACCTTTCTAATATCTTGTGAGCCAGAACCTTTCTTTCTATGTCGAGTAGTATATTTAACAATGTTACCCTCAAAGAAATCTAATTCATTAGCATGGATATAGTCAACAGGTTGTATCTTACAATCTTTATAATGATTACCACCTACCTGTGTAGATTTAGCACTCGTATCAAAATCCAATTCTTTATGCCTCCTTACAATGTAAGATGTAAAATCTTCTCTAGATTCAGTCATGAAAATGTTTCAACATTTGTTGCCTCAATACTTCTTTGTTATCTGATAATGTAATACGTCTAGCAAAGTCTCTCACTTTACTAGAATTAATACCTGCTAGGTCACATACCATATCGAAGTTATCCACAACAGATACTACAGTAGAAAAGAACCAAGCCATAGCTTCTTCTTTAGCTCCTTTATGGTGTTTCGTAACATACTCTTCTTCACTACATATGTCAACTAAAGCTTGCAGAATTACTCCATTAAAAAGTTCTACATTAGGATCAGTAGACTTTTCAATGGGATCGTATACATGAAGCTTTTGATTATTTTCTATATAAGTTAATAAAATATTCCGCATCTATAACCACCAATGGTTTCTTGTTATTCTTTTTTATAAATAGTATAGGCTCATACTTACCTGAATTTGTTTCTGCTTGACTGTAAGAATTCCATATATTTATCTTCTCTTGATTCTTACACTCAATGGAGAAGGGGAACCTCTGACGAGCCGCCTGTGCCATTATTAAATCCTCTCCAGAGGCTCCCATACTTCTACTCTCTACGTCTTCTTCATTTATAGAGAGTATCTCAATCAGCTTGTCTCTGACCCACTGTTGAAATCTCCTACCCTTTGCTTTTGCACTTTGGGTTTTCACTTAACTTCTTCCACATTAGGAACTGATCTAACTTCTGTGAGATATACAGGACCAGATGCATACTTAAACTCCCGAAGCCCTTCCCCATTGTTAGCATCAGCCCAACACAGGCGCTTATAATCACAGTACCTACAACCAACGGCAAGGTGGCGATTACCAGACTTACCGAAGGGAACGTCTTCGTAACATTTAGACGGCGGCTCTGGTTGCTCCAAGGATTTTTTAATGTCTTTAATCTTTGTTTCAACATCATCGAACTCCATCTGATGTAAGGGTAATAATGTTAGTTCGCCACTGGACTTATCAATAGCTAAGAAAGCTGCCTCCTTTTCATTGTTTGCTTTAGCATAAGCAGATAGCTGACTGACGTAACCAAAGGGATCATCTTCTGAAAGTGTGCCTTCTTTAAATTTCTTAAAGGCATAAGCTGATGCACTCTTTACATCTACTGTGACTCCATCAATCTTACAATCCTTATGCCCTACAACACCTCCTATCTTAACTTTTTTCTGTTGCTCTGATACATGATGTCCAGAAGCATAGGAAAGAAACAAAACTAACTCTTCAAGCATATGACCATAAATAAATTTAATGTAGTCACTTGGGTTTAGTGTTGACTCTCCAGACACTTCATTAAGCTGATACCATAGCTGTCTCTTTGGTCTTCCTATGTTTGATAGACGTAATGTATTGGGTCTCTTTTCTTTTCTTTCTTCTATAGCTGTAACTAAAGCAGTAGCTATATTCCTTCCGGCTTTCTTTGCCGCTTTATTTAGATCATCTTTTGATCTACGAGCATCACTATCCTCCATAAATAATGAATAGATATCTTCTATAAGAGTGTGTATGTTTTCCATGATGGGTAGGGCAGGACTCCGAAAAGCCCTGCCCATTACCATTAGTTAGAGGGGAACGGGATATCTTCTTCCGAAGATGTAAACCCGCCATCGACAGGAGCAAAATCCGAACCTCCTGCCTGTTGGTACTCTACCAAGTCTACTACTTGAAGAGCTACTAGGTCAGCACCGACTCCTGTTTTGTTACCGAACTTCCAATCATAAGGACGATACTTAACATTAACGAGGGAGCCGTTTCCAATAAGGGTATTATGCATGGGGGAATTATTGGAATCAACGACCTTTGGTGCAGTATTAACTCCACCATCACTACGCCGGACCTTACGTTTGATCTGGACGTAATCTCCTTTCTCATCACCTTTGTTTCGGATGAGTACACCGTCTGCTTCTAGGGTTGCTTTAGCATCATCGTCTAGGTTACAAACATTAACTTCCCAAACACCATCACTATCGAATGTGGTGTTAGGTGCGACAACAGACGCCCAATAAGCAGTACCAGAAACAATATTATATTTACGATCAACCATGTTAAACTCCTTTAGCTTCCTGCTGTTTCATGTAAACGATAACGAGTATAGCTACCACCTTCAGGTAGCTTGGCCTTGATAGTTTCAATTAAGAAACCTTTTTGCCTTAGTTTAGAAATGGTTGCTGTTAAATTCTCACACCAACCTCGTTCAATAGCAGTCTTACGAGTTACTCTCATGCCCTTACGAAGGGCAGCTAATACTTTAGATTCACACTTGGACATAAATATATTTTCCTTTCATGTCTGTTTCAGTATAATAGTTTTACCATAACTAATTTAGAATGTCAAGAACTTAATGCGTTTCTGACCAATTTTTTCCTACTTTAAATTCAGAATCTAATGGACACTTTAGATTGTGTATCTCTTCAGTCTCTTTAATTGCAGCGTTCGTAATCTCACCAAACTTTTCTGTGTCGGCATTAGCGACCTCGAATTGGTATTCGTCATGAACACTGGCTACAAGTTTTGCATCTACTCCTGACTCTTTTATTTTATCTGTCATTTGAACAAGCCATTGTTTACATATCACCGCACCTGATCCCTGTATCAAAGTATTAAGAGAAGCATGCGGTGATCTGATATGCAATAGCCTTCCGTCTAGTCCTCGGATAATGCCAGACTCTGAAGCTTCTGTCAATTTATTTTTTAATAAACCAAACTTAGGCATGTTACCCATGAACTTATTGATTAATCTTTCTCCTGTCTTTGCATCTCCTCCTACAATAGAACCAATCTTAGCGGCACCTGCTCCATACATCAATGCATAAATAAATGTCTTTGCTTGATCTCTCGTTTCAAGTCCAGCCATCTTTTGATTAGCTGTATGTACATCACCTGTTAAAATCTCATCGGTAAACCTTTGATCATCCATGAAGTGAGCAAGTCCTCTTAACTCTAACCCAGAGGCATCAGTCCCTACAAGACTATGTGTCTCTGAGTTTTCTACAGTCCAGCAGGAACGACATTCCTTTCCAAAGGGAGAGTACACTGCAGGTACTTGAGCCATGTTAGGTGAGGTGTGTGCCATTCGACCTGTAACAGTCCGTAGCGTTAGTACCCTACCATGTACCCTTCCATCAGTCTTAACAGCTTCTACCCATGAAGCTATCTGAGTGTGTCGTTTCTGTAGTAGTAGATATTCAGATATTAATTTAGCTTCATCCATATTAATCGTACTTAATACATCTTCATCTACAATCACATTACCCTTATCAGTTTTCTTTGTAGGTTCCCATCCTAACTCCATTAGTCTCTCACTGATCTGCTTTCGAGATGCAGGATTGAAAGGTTCAATAATATCTTTTAAAGGTTTACCACTTCTCTTGTGTACCCTGCCAGACGTTACAACAGGAGGAAATACATCTTGTAATTGATTGTAAATATCTCCTGACCTGTCTTGTAACGTAGCCATAAAGGTTGTTGCATAGGGAATGTTTAGATAAAAACCAAAGTCTTCTTGATCATTTATAATCTTTCTTATCCGGTGTTCTAAATCAATACTTCTTTTAGAAAACTTAGAGCCTTCATCCTTTAGATAGTTGTACAGTTTGTATGTGATATTAACGTCTTGTTTACAATACTCTAACATATCTTCAGTGTAATAAACAAAGCTCTCTACACTTCCTTTCGGAAGCTTAAACCGTTCACCCCATGACTCTAGTGAGTGTCCACCATCTCTCATGGGATTAAACAACTGTGATAGGATTAAGGTATCTAAAATAGTATTGTCTTTAATCTCTGTACCACATAGCTTATTAAGCACAGGTGCATCAAAAGATAGACCGTTGTGCATAATAAACTGCGATACACTTTTTGCAAAGCTAGGAAACTTTGCTCGACATTCCTCGCCCTTGAAAACGTAGGGCTTCTTACCGTCGATGTCATAAGCCACTATACAGTGGACAGTAGTTGCTTCGTCTAGAAGCCCGTTCGTTTCTATGTCAAGGATACATCTCATAATGTAATAAATTCAGCCTTTTCAGTTGGAATAATAAAGAAGTATTCTCCTTTAGATACAAACCTATTGGGAACCTCCTTTAGTTCACAGTCATCCAGTATATTACTATCAATTTTCCAAGCAGATGTAAAGCTTTTATTAAAGATAAGGAAGCATAAATCTTTTTCATTGTTCTTTGCATATTCAATAAGTCTTTTCTTACGTTCACTTAGTTGAATATCTTTCCAATGATCAGGCCACTTACCATCCCATACTAGCTTCACCTCTACTTCTGTAAGGTACTGCTCACCATCCTTAGAGCTACGGATGTCTACTTTAAAGTCTTCTTTTGTAGATGTAATCTTATGCCCTATAGATTTTAAATATTTTTTACCTGCATCAACACTCTTTTTATTAACCATGTTGTACAGGTTACGGTCAAACTTTTTCTTAACTTTAGATGCTGTCAAAATCTGTCTCCTCATCGTCATCGTTTACTTCAAAGGGATTAGAAATCTCTGACATCCTACCAGTTTCCTTATCATAATACAAGTAGGTTGCTATGCCTGTCTCTCCTGTGTATCTGTTCTTGAGGATACGAACAACCGTAGTGTTCGCCAGTGTCTCGTCCTCTTCTTGTTGGTTTCTTTCCAAGGCTATCACTCCATCTGAGAGATGGGCTATGCTTTGACTACCCCTGAGATGTGCTAGGGATACCTCTCGTCCATCCTCATGACCCTTGTCACCTGATGCCCGTCGTAAGTGGGACACAAGCAGCAAGCCCACTCCTGTCTCCTCTACAAGGGATCGTAGCTTTGTCATTAGTATATCAATAGATCGACGTTCATCTCCATCTTCCTGACCAGACACAAGGATTGATAGGTGATCAAGAATAATCCATTTACAATCAAGAGCCTTTGCCATAAAGCGTATTCGATTTAGTATCTCGTCGTTGGAGATAGAACCGAAGTGATCGAAGGCAAAGAACCTACCTGTACCTACGGTATCAGTCTGCCATTTTTGTAGCTGGTCGATAGAAAAAGTATCTCGTATCTCTTTGATGTATAGACGTTGGTTAGCCTCAACAGACATGATGTTCAATGCAGTGTTACGAATGCTTTCTTCTAAAGCAAGTACACCAATGTTGTCCACTGAACTCTTCATGATGTGGTGCATAAGTTCCCGTATGATGCTGCTCTTACCCATGCCAGAACCTGATGTAAAGGTTAGCAACTCTCCAGTACGCATACCGTATATCTTTTTATTTAGGCCCGTCCAAGGATAGGGAACTGTCTCACAGAAATCCTCGTCGTATAGAGAGTCTCCAAGAGAATCAAGATTTAAGATACCTGCTGGTGTGTAAGGTTCTGCTGACCACCATGTACGGACAAAGGTTTCTTGATGACCAGTACGAAGATAGTCAGAGGCATCTTTGAACTGTGTAAGTTTTACGATCTTACATTTGTGTGGTTCAAACAAACCAGCAACTTTCTCAGATGCTTTCTGACCCTGTGTATCATTATCAAAACAAATAATAATATTTTCAAAGGAATTAAGATAGTCGAAACTTTTCTTGCAGTCTGCGAGGGCAGAGCTAGAAGACTTGACGGATACACAAGGCCACTTACTGCCAAACATTTGGTAAGCTGCCATAGCATCAAGCTCACCCTCTGTGATAGTAATATATTTACCTTTAGCAGAGAAATGTTTACGTCCAAACAAAACAGCACCAGACATATTACCCTCAGAAAGAAAAGCTTTGTTCTGAACTGTTCTAATTTTATTGGCTATCTTATTACCAGACTCGTCATGATAAGGATAAATATGTTTGAAGATAGTGCCGTTGTTATTCAGTGTGGTCACACCGTATGACTTGCAAGTATCTGTAGATATTTTACGATCATGCAGTGCGGTTACCTGACCGCTAGATAAATTAGTTGTATAGACATTCTTGATAGGCGATTCTGCCGCTTCCATGTTATCCTCACTTCCATATGTTTCGCAAGAAAAGCACCATGTAGTACCATCGTCGTACACTGCGTTAGCATCTGACGATCCGCACTTATCACATGATGTGTGTCGTAGAAATTTGCCGCTGTCTTGTTCCATAATCTCTCCTCTATTTAATCCCTATACAGTTCGTAGAACTTACTGTATAGGAATTAAATAGTATACCTCATCGGGATCATACCCTAAGTGTCTAACCATTTCAACTCTATCCTCAATAAACTCTTCAGCTTTTTCTTTTGTTTTAAATGTTAAACATTTTTCGCTTCCATTCTCGTCGTTAATTTGTACCAACCATCTATCATTCATTAGTCAAAGCCTCCCATGAAGTAGGAAATAATTCTTTAATAATAGTGTCCCAGTATTTTGCGACGAATTGTATTTCTTCCTGTGCATGTGGTTCACTCCTTAAATTATAAGCTCTGGCCCATGCGTATAAAGAACCAGTAACATAGTAACTTGTATACATAGATTGTGGTAGTACCATCCTAGCCTGTTCTGGACAGACCCCTTTACCTAATAAATATTTATAAGTCCAGATACATTTCTTTATAGTATGGTGGTATTCGTCAACCATAGGAGGAGGTCTGTTTCCTACTGGGTTTATATCTATATGCCCTCTCCCACTACCTTGCTTTGCATTATCAGCTTTCTCTCTCCACACATCAGGATAAAAGAACTCTGGATCATCAGATACATACCTCCTTGATACCTCATTATAACTAAATCCTATGGTATGTTTAAATCTTTGTCGGGCAACAAAGATGGGAACAGTCTCTCTCATTGTAATAGTACAGTGGGTGAACGGTGTAAAATGATTATGTTTTGCAAGATAATTTATTAACTTTGTATCTTTTTCTGTAAGTAGATGGTCTATAGGTCCAGCGGGAGTTATGTTTTCCCATTCACTTTCTTTATCAAAAGAAACTCTAGCTGCATTAACTACAGTTAGATCATCACCCATAGAATTAATAAGTTCGATCTTCACCAGCCTCTTCCTCCTCTACTTCAATAAGTGTGTCTACAAAAAACTTTTTATCAGCCATAATCTCGTCAGTCTCTTGAGAGGCTAAACGTCTTGCTTCTTTTATGTCATATCCTTCTTGTTGATATTCTTTTACAAGTCCTCTGTAAATACTTTTTCTATCTCTATCCCATAAATTCTTAACCATCTTCTTCTCCATAAAATATATGTGTTCCTAATACTAATAGCCTTTTATAAGGCCAAGAAGGATTAACATAACTGGCATGATAATACAATGCTTTACTAAGGTGTCCCACCCTAGCACCCTCCATAACAAAGTTAGCAATATTATAAGACTCTGTTTTGGCAAAGCTATCTTTAAGATATTCAGGTTTACCATCACAGTAATAACTAAACTGACATTTATTTCTTAATGGTTTACCGTTACGGTGTCTCCCTGCATAAACAACAGAACAAACAGTATTTGGAAATTCTTTATGCTCTACCCTATTCATGATAACAGTACCAACTGCTAACATACCTAAAAATGTTTCACCTCTTGACTCAAAGTATATAGCTTCTGCTAAACAATCTAGTTGTTTATTATATTCTGTTTGACTTGATGCTGATGCAGTAGTCCACATCAACACTGAAAGAACTATAAAAATTGTTGTTAATGTTTTCATACTAATAATCCTAATATTAAATAACATCCTACAATCACTGCATTTATTACTATAAGTTCTATTATCATTGTTCATCTACTTTAGTTTAATTACTGACAATTGTTCTAAAACATTTTCACAACTTTCTAACTTAACTTTACAGTACTCTATTTCTTTTCTCAACTCTTTATTAATTTTATATTGTGTATAAAGTTGTTCAGTTAGTAGCTGTATTTCTTTCTTAGCTAGTTCTAATTCACTCAACATCTCCAATAAATTCCTTTGCTACTTTCTCTTTTAATAAAGATAAAGACAATGCTAATGTAAAGATTTGTTCTTCATTTTTACTGATAGAAATATCATTAGCTAAGTCTATTAAGTCGTTGATTTCGTTTAGTATTTCTGGCACTACACCTGTTCTATACTCGGTCATTTTTCTCTCTTTCTCTGCATCAATTAACCCTTGTAATGTTATTTTCATTCGCAAAGGATCGATATGTTGTATCTCTTGATTAGATAATTCTTTTACCAAGAATTTTAAATTAGTGAGTAGTTGAAAAGTCATCTGTAAATCCTGAGTCTGGGAAGTCATCATCGATTAGCTCTTCTAACATTAATAAACTTCCGTTTATTTCTGCATAAAGTTCTGAGAAATCTTTCTCTGATATTAAATTATTATGTGTAGAAGTTTTAACATAATCTAATACTAAATCATCGAGTGAAAGTTTACAAAGAGCTTTAATAGTATCACTACTATTGATATAAATAGCAATGTATAAACCATCCGAATGAATTTCAATTTGTCCATTAAGTTTTCCTAAGTTTAGTTTAGCTTCGATCATAATTGAATTAATCCTTCTTCTGTTGTATAGAATACTTTCCTAAGACCGAACTCTACAATACATTTGTAACATCCTTTGCATGGTTTAGCAAGTGCTAACTTAAAATATTTTGATCTATCCTTCTTTCTTTTTACTCTAACAACAACCATCGTACACTTTGATAGATCATCTCCCGCACTACGAACTGCATTTTTAATTGCTGCTACCTCTGCATGCAGGTGTATAGCATGCTCATGTTTACCATACCTTGCTTGAAAGGGGTCAGTCTTATACGAGTTGACACCTAAACCAATCAAAGTATTTTTATGCCACACACCTGCCGCAAGACGATAGCATCGTACTGGATCGGGAATATCTTGAGCTACTCTTGAGAGTAAATCAGTTGCCTTCTCCATTCGGATACTCAATGTTCTCTCCATGTTGTTTGAGTGTAGCGATAAAGTTAGCATGATCCATTAACATATTTAACAAAGCTTGTCTTGTAACTTTAATATCTTTAGCGTTCTTTCTTGCCTTGTCTACTGCTCTATGGAGTAGATCAAACTGATCGTCTGACGTATATATTTTCACCGTTCATCCCCATCCCCCTGAAGGACATGGCGCTGCTGCCTATCTTCCAGCTTCTTTAGGTTAGTCTCTGCCACCATAGAAAGGTTAGTACCAATCATCCTAGACATTTCAGATACAAACCAAAGAACATCTCCTAGTTCTTTCTGCATCTTTAGATTAGGTATAGTCCCTCTGTCTCCCCTAATCCACTTGGACACAATGCTAGACACTTCTCCTGCCTCTGCCGCAAGCCCAGCAGCAAGGTATTCAAAAGCTTTTTCTTTAGGATATATAGCGGTTAAGGACGCCCTTCTTTGGTATTCATTCATGTTCATTACACAGTCTCCAATTCTTTAAAGTGTTTAGATTGTAACCAACCTTGAACCTTTTCTTGTCGCTTATACAAAGTATCGGCAGACCCAGACCGGGTAACTGGGAAACGACTATCGTTATGACTAGCGTAATGCGTTAGTGCTGATACAAAAGCAAAGACATTATTACCTCGGACATTTCTTTCATCAATAAACTGTGACCATAACTTTGTAGCTAGTCGGTTTGGTTTGTACTCTTCTGAACCAGTAAACTTTTCCAAAACTTCTGCAACTTTTTCAGGATCAATTTTAGTGTCTGCCCATTTCTGATACTGGTCGGCAATCTCATGATACTTTGCCATGCTTTGTTCAAAAGCCAATACAAAGTCATCTGAAGCAAAGCTAGATGTATGACGCTTAGTAAATTTATCATAGCTGCCAGTGATCATTCCGTTGGTACAGAATACATCAATCTCTCCAGCATACAAGGTCATACCATGTTTACCATCGTATCCATTCTTAAAAATATATCGAAGCATCAGATTAGTACGATGACCACTGGATGTTTTAATAGCCTTTGCAAGTTTAGGAAAACGATACTCTGACCAAGTGATAAGCCCACTTTTACGATAGCCCATTGTATCTTTGATCTCTACGCTTTCAAGTACAGCCGGATCAAAGTAATTAATCATAGCTTTTTGCAAGGGCATGAGAACTTCTTCGTTCTCCACCGTCCGATAGCCATCACCCACAATACTAAGGTATTCTCCGGTGTCCTGCTTTCGCAGCATTCGTTTACCTTTAGCGGGTGTTCTAGTCCAGCTACCAACAACAGGCTCTTCATCTACTTTGAAAAATATTTCTCGGTCAGTGCTATAGAATTGGTCTAGCATTTTCTTTCTCTTCCTTTTCAAGTTGCTCTAATCTTTCTTCTATCTTTTTCTTTTCATACCTATCAAAAATGGAGCCGCCCACTGACATAATAGTCAGCGGGATGCATCCATTTAATATAGTTATTATAAAAAGAAAGCACAAGGCTTTCATCTTTTATTTTTCTTTTTAATACCGAAACGGTACTCGTTCTCTGTGAGAACGTCCTCGATCACCCACACCGGACAATCGAGGAACTTGTTCCCACCTTCCATGATCTCTTCATAGAGATCATTATCGATAGCGGAAGCCATAACCTGCTTCCACTTGTTTACCTTGCCGTCAATGCGGCGACTATATTCTACTTTCATAGAATTATACCCCGTAGTTGTTAATGATACCAAACCAATGTGTGTGGACATCTTCGACGCAGTGTGGATTCAGTCCATCTTTTAACATATCTATTCGTACTTGATCTTCCAAAGACCATTCGCCTTTCTCTTCAAGAATAAAAGATCGGATTGAATTAAAGTCATAGACTTCGCAATAGCCTTCTGTCTCGTCCATTAGTCTAGTCCCACTAGTTGTGAGGTGTATGTCATGAATGCTGCTACTGTAACAGCTAGTAGCACCGCTATAGGTAAATATCTATACATCTTTGTACCACTCTTCCATGTCAGTCATAAACGAATTGATTTCCATCAAGGCCAAGTCTCTTACGTCCTCGACACCTGCAACCATGCAAATGTACGAGGCAGTATCATTGTCGATTTGAGAATACCTATAGTATGGTTCATTAATGGTCATGCCTTGTCTCCAAAATCTTCTCGCCATTCCCATGTGATGTTCGATCTAAAGTCATCTATGCCTTTGGTAAGTTTTGCAATAAGTTTTGGAATCTCATTAGGGCTTACAATAATTAAGTTATCACCGTCTCTAAGGTAGACGGTTCCAGTTCCGGTATCACTCACTTCAACTTCAAGCATATTCGTTCTCCAAAATTTCGTTTACTTCCATAGCAAGATCATGCACTCCAGTATGTCCAAAGTCAAGAATTAGTTCTGCATGTGCCTTACTATCTCGGTCGCTAAGTCCCCAAGTCTTGATTGTATTAATCAAAACTTCCTCAAGCTTATGGTATACTTGTCCATGGATGTCATCCATTATTCCATTTCCTCTAGTCGTTTGAGTGTAACCCTCTCCGCAACCTC